GCGTCATCATGGCGACGGCCTGCCATTCCTCGCCGATCTTGCCGTGCTGGACCAGCTCGCCATAGGCGCGGTTCCACAATGCGGGTCCGAACTGCTGCGCCATGCCGGCCAGGGTTTCGCCCATGTCGGCCTTCTCCGGGCCGGTGGTGCGCAGCGTCTCGGCGATCTGCGTCACCTGGCTGTCGGACAGCACGCGCCGCTGCGCCCGCGGGACGCCCATGCGGAATTGCGCGTCCAGGCTGGCGGCGGCGATCTCCTGGCGTGAGGCCCCGGCTGCCACCAGCGCGCGCAGTTCGGGCGCCTGGGCGGCATAGCCGGCCGGATCGTCGGCCAGCATTTTGCGACGCGCGGCCCATGCGGCATCGAACCGCCCCACCATCTGCAAGCGCTCGGCGGCGAGATAGGTGTCGGCCGGGTCGCCGGCCAGCCGGGCGCGGTGGTCCAGCGCCTCCTGCGGGCTGGCGAAGGCGACGGCGGACACCGCATCTCCGGTCGCCCGCGCCAGGTTCAGGCTGGCCACGGTGCGTTCGGCCTGGTCGTGCGGCAGCAATGCGCGGATTTGGCTTTCGGGAATTGCGGTCGCGGTCTGGCCGACACCATAGAGCGCCTCCAGGTCACGCAGCTGCTGGCCCAACACGGCGCGCTGCTGGCCGAGCTGCGCGTCCACGCGGCTGAAGTGCTGCGCCACCTGGCTTTCGGCGGACAGCCGCACATGCAGCGGCGCGTCGGCCAATCGGGCGCGCACGTCAGTCAGGGCGGCCTCGCCCTGCGCGGCGGTGGTGCCGGCCGGCGCCAGGCGGGCGGTCACCTGCGCCACGTAGCGGCTGACGGTCATGCCATTGCCGTCGCGCCGATCCTCTTTCCAGGGGGTCGGGCTGTCGAATGGGGCGATGTTGCCGGGGCCGGAGAAGTAGCCGACGGCGATGCGGGCGGGGTCGCCGCCGGCCCTGAACGCCAGGTCGGCGATGATGCGTTCGCCGACGGCGCGGTTGTGCTCGGGGTTGTCGATCGCCTCGCCCGGCCGGGCATACTGCGCCCATGTGCCCGGCATGATCTGCATGCGCCCGCGGGCGCCGTCGACCGACACCAGCCCGTCGCGGCCGCCGCTTTCCTGCGCCATGATGGCGTCGACGATGCCGGCGGCGCCGCCGCTGCCCGCGATGCTGCCGGCGGCCGCGTCCTCGCCTTGCCGCTGCTCCAGCGGGGCGCGCAGGCCGGTGGTGAGGGCGGCCACGTCGGCCGCGTCCATCTCGCCCTTGAACCGCTCCAGCAGCGCCTGCGCGGCCACGGGGTCGGCGGCGGCGCGGATCGTCACCGCTTGGCGGATCGCGTTGCTGAACAGCGGCCTCGCGTCGGCTTCCTGGATCACCCCGGCTTGCACGTTGCCGGCGATCGACTGCTTGGCGGCCTGAACGCGCTCCAGCAGCTGCGGCTCGTCGGTCGCGCCGGCGATCGCCTGGGCATTGGTGCCGAGGGTGGTGGCCAGCCCGCCGCGCAGATTGCCGATATGGCGCTGATAGGCGCTCGCAATCACCTGACGGTAGGCGGTCGGCAGCATCTGGTCGAGCTGGCGCGCAACGTGCTGTTGCACGCCGGGGGCGAGGTCCTTCAGCGTGTCGGCGCGGAGCGTGGCGGCGGCCTCCTTGAACCGGGTCGGCACGGTGCGCGGATCGGGGTCGGCGTCGAAGCCGCGCTGCATGTCCGCCAGGGCCATTGATTGCTTGGCGACGATGCCGGTGGCGTCGGCCACCTGCTGGGCATTGTCGGCGCGCGCCCATAGCTGCGCGTATTGGCTGGAGACTTCCGCGAAGCCCTGCGCCAGCGCGTTGGATACCTGGGTGGTGGCGCGCGGATCAGGGCCGCGCGCCGCGGGCTGGGTCAGCGGGGCGCCGTAGGCCTCGCGGCTGGTGAAGTTGCTGCCGCTCATCCCGGGAAACTCTGCTGGCCGGCGCCCGCGCGCACCCGCGTGCTGCCATATTGACCCAGCCCGCCCAGCAGGGTGGTGCCGGCGCGCACGTAGCCCGCGGTGGCGGCCTGGTCGGCGGCGTTGTCGGACATGACGGCGGAGCGTTCGAAGTCGCCGGCCTGCGCCAGCGCCTGGTTGCCGGCGGCGCGGCCCTTCCATCGCTGGATTTGGATATCAAGCGCGCCCTCGGCGGCGATGTCGCCGAGCACGTCCAGCGGTGAGCCATAGCCAGCATCCCCGCCGGTGGCGGCCGCGAGATTGAAGCCGCTGGCCACGCGCCGGCGGGTGCTGGCCTCGGTGCGCACCGCCTCGGCCTCGGATTGGTTGAGCTGCACCGCGGCATTCACCCGCGCCTGCGCCGCGTTGGCGCGGTCAGCGTCGGCCTGCGCCTGCATCGCTGCCGATTGCTGCTGGCCGCTGGAAATTGCGCTGATGGCGGAGATACCGGCGCTGGCGGCCATCAGGTAGGGTGCCGCTGTGATCAGCAGGGTGGCGGGGTCCATCATGACACTTTTGCCCAACGGATGAAGTCGCGGCCGTCATGGCCATAGGCGCGCATGAGGCCCTCGCGCTCGAAGCCCAGCAGTTCCAGCCAGCGCACGCCGGGCAACCAGCCATAGGCGCTTTCCGCCTCCACCCGGTGCAGCGCCAGCTCGCGGATGGCAGCGCCCATGCGCCGGCGCACCTGCTTGGTCAGCCACACCCAGCCGGTGGTCGGGAAGTCGGCGCCGATCAGGCACCAGCACGACGCCCGGCCGGGCCAGTGCAGCACCAGCCCGGCCAGCGCCAGCACCTGGCCGTTGCGCACCGCAGCCCAGCACGGGCCAGCGGCCAGCATCGCCGGCCCCTGGTCGCGCCAGCCCGGCAGTGCCGCCTGCTCGATGCGGATGCGGTGCAGGTCCAGCGGTTCCATCGCGCGCACGAACACTAGGACGCTACCTCCTTGATGATGGCCAACAGCGTGAACGGCAGCGGGTCGTCGTGGATGATCTCGATCTGGCCGTGGCTGCCCCAGCGGGCGAAGGCGCTGATCTGCCGGTCGCCGGTGAACAGCGGCACCGCCTGCCCCATGTTCATCTCCACGTCGCGGAAGTTGAGTTGCTCGGCGCTGGAGGCCCCCAGGCCGCCGACGGTGCCGCCGAGGCTGTCCAGCAGGCGGAGCGTGACGCGGCCCACGTTTTTGGTGCGGCCCTGCGCGGTGCTGCCGGGCGGCGCGGCGGCTTCGGGCGGCAGGTCCACGATGCGGCTGCGGTAGCGCAAGCCCACATGCACGACGCTGGCGGCCGGGCCGGTCACCGGCACGCTGCCGGCGGTCACCACCTGGTCGTCGCGGCGCGCGCCATCGGCCACCACGCGCACCGCTTGGCCCTCCAGGTGCGCCAGCCCGGTCACGGTGTTCACCGTCACCCCGGAATAGGTCAGGCCGCAATCGACGTAGGAGCCGGCGGCCTGGGCGTCCATGTCGAAGCGGTACGGCGAGCGGATGTATTCGATATGCCGCACGGTGGCGCCGCCGATGGTGCGCGCCACGGCACACACCAGGTCGCTGCCGGTGCCGGCCGGGTCGGGCACGGTGGCGATGCTCTCCACCACGGCCGCGGTGCCGCCGATCTCCAGCAGGGTCCAGGCGCGGAGTTTCTGTTCAGTGTCGAAGGTCAGGGCGGCGATCTTGCCATCGGCGCGCAGCCCGTAGAACGTGCCATCCGGCGTGTCGGCATAGGCGGTCTCGACGAAGCCGCTGCCGGCGATGTGGTCGGCCAGGGCGGTCAGGTCCACCGTGGTGGAGCGATCCACGCCGAATTCATAGTCGAGCTGGCGCAGCCGGCGCTTGCCCCTCTGCGCGAACAGCACCACGCCGGACACACGCTGCGGGGCGATATCGGCATCACTGCCGCGGTCGCCCTCGCGGTCGGCGCCGATGTTACCGGGCGCCAGCGCACCGGCCTTGTTCAGCGGTGCCACCAGGAATTCACCGGAGGCCACCCCGACGGCGAGCCCGCGCTTGCCCAGCGAGACCAGCCACCGCACCGTGTTCACCTGGTCGTCATCCAGCGCAAAGGCGATGGCATTGGTGTCGAGCACCGTGCCGTCGGCCTCGGTTGGGGAGAAGTTGTCGAAGTCGCCGGTCGCGCTGGCGAACAGGGTTTGCGGCCGGGTGGTGGTGCCGCCCAGCCACAACCGCCCCTTGTGGAAGGTGCCCGCCATCGGCCAGCCGCGGGCGGCGGAGAACTCGCCGAGCCGCCAGCGCAGGCTGGCGCCGGTGCTGGCGAAGGGGGCGCGCGGGTCGATGGTGGCGTTGACCACGGTGGTGCTGGTGAAGGCGGTGATGGTGCACACGCCCCATACATGCCGGCCGGGGCCGAGGTATTTCAGCACCGCGGAGCCGTCCTGCACCGTGGTGCCGACTTCGTTCGGGGCGGCGAGGTCATAGTTGGGCGTGGTGCCGGCGAGGTTGGCCGCTGCCGTGGTGCCGGCGGCGATCACCCGATACAGCCGCGGCACCTGGTTGTATTCGCTGATCAGGATTTGGCCGGCGGTATAGGCGGTGGCGGCGACGCGAAGCGTGTTGCACTTGTGCAGCACGGCCGCCAGTCGACCCACGTCGGCCGCGGTGAACAGCGCGGCGCTGGCGGTGATCGTGCAGGCACCGGAGGCGTGCGCCACGCTGGGCGCCAGGGTGATGGCGGTGTCGACCATCAGTGTCCCGCCGGATCAGCGTCGGGGTCTGCGCCCATGCCGCTCGGGCCACTCTCGCCGCCGACGCCCTCGCCTTCGCCACCGCCGCCGCTGCCCGCGATGCCGCTGCCTGGCGGAGGCCCATCGCCGGTGCCGCTGCCGCCGGCGCTGCCGCCGGTGGTGCCGGCCGCGGCGCTGCTGCTGGTGGGGCTGGGCAGGCTGGCGCCCACGTCGCCGGTGTTCTCGTCGTCGTAGGGGCCATTCTCGAACACCGCCAGCGCCAGTTCGAACGCCGCCGCCCCGGTGCGGCTGAGCTTGCGCGGCTGGTGGCTGGGGTGGAACAGATACATCACGTCGGCGGATTGCGCGTATTTGAGGCTGCGCAGCTCGGCGAGCGTCCAGGGCGTGGCGATCGTCAGCGGGATGGTGCCGTCGGTCAGCAGCGCGCGGTTGCGGAAAAACCGCATGGTGCCGGCGCCGATCTCCAGCACATACACGACGGCCGACGACACCAGGAACGGGATCAGCCGCACCCGGGCGTTGGTGTGCGGCGCCGCCATGAAGTAGCTGCCGGGGCGCTTGGTGGCGCCGCCCTGGGTTTGCACCAGCAGGTTGGTCAGATCTTCCGCGCCGGCCGGATACTGCGCGAGGTCGACACGGCCGCGCAGGCGCGGGCTGAGCATACCGGCGGCGAAACTCGACTGGATGATGGTTTGCTGGGGCATCAGAACCGCGCCGCCACGAACACGTTGGCCGGGCCATAGGCGGGATCGGGCGTGCCCTCGGCGGCGTCGGACTGGCGGGCGATCCGCAACGCATGCTCGCGCAGCCGCACCAGGCCGTCGCGCGCCGACTGGCTGGCGGTCAGCGCCACCGCCAGGCGCTCCGCCAGCATGGTCGCCACCAGGTCAGTGAAGCCAGGCGACCACGCGCCGCTGTCGGTCACGCGGGCGATGTAGCGGATGGCGACGGGGGCGGGCAGGTTGCACATGATCGCATCGCCCTCGCGCGCCCATGGCTCATGCGGATTGTCGGACACCACGCGCAGCACGCGCAGGCAGTTCGCCGGGACTTGATACTGGCGCTCCCACTCCGAGCCGGGCGCCGCGGCCAGCGCGGGCAGGCTGGCGCGGCGTTGGGCGAAGTTCCAGGGGTGGAGCACCAGGGCCGCATCGCGCGCCTGGGGCAGCAGCGCGTTGCACAATTGGGCGGCCTTGCTGGTGTCGGCGGCCAGGCTGCTGATCCGATCTTCCGCCACCATCGCCAGCGCCAGGTTCGCCACTTCGGTCAGCGAGGGCATGGGTGGTGGCTCCGATCAGCGAAAAGGCGCCGCCCGCCGGGTTCGTTAAGCCGGCGGGCGACTGGTCACGCAGGGGCGAGCACGCGCCTTTGCGTGGCGTCAGGTCACGGCAGGCGGTATTGCACGCGCATGCTGAGCGTGCCGGCGGCGGTGCTGGCAGCGGTCAGACGCGCCACGATGTCGTAGCCGCGGCCGGGGTCGGCGGTCAGGCCAGCATCCTGGAACACGCGCTGTTCGATGGTGTCGATGTTGCGCGCCTCGAACATCGCCTCGGTGCCCAGCACGATGGCGGTCGCGATGGTCACCGCCGAGGCATAGGCGTCGATATCGACCAAGGCGCCGCCATTTTCCGTGGTCTGGAAGAGCCCGACATCCATCGCCGCCGAGGTGATCGCGTCGGACCAGTAGGTGATGCGGTCGATGATCGCGTTGCTCGGGACTTCGCAGATGCGATAGGTGCTGCCGATGCTGTCGCCGCTGCTGAGTTCGAAGGTGGCGACGGCGGTGTGGATGACGCCGCCGCGCAGATGGGCGGGGCTGAGGATGCGCGGCGCCACGTCGCGGTTGGCGATGTTGGTGCTGACGCGGGCGAAGACGGGCATGGGGGCCTCCTGGAACTGCCGCGGGCATTGCCACGCTGGCGCAAAGGGGAACCGGCGGCGCGGTCAGGCGCCGCCGGGGCAGGCGGGGATCAGGCTTCGGAGCACTTGATTTCGATGACGCGGTTTTCCTCCAGGCGCGCGGCGCCGAAATCGTCCGCGTAATAAACCTGCGTCGAGTAGCTGAGGTCGTCGCGCTCGGTGACGCGCGCCACCGGGCTGTTGCCGAAGCCCATGCCCATGCCCGCCTTCTGCCAGACCGGCACGCGGCGAAAGCCGGAGCCATCGGTCGGCAACGGCTCGTAGCGGATGAATTCGAAGCCGAGGAACCGCTTCAGCTTGCCGGATTGCAGCGCGGCCAGGTCGCCGGAAAAGTCCCGGCTGGTGGCTTCGGTGGTGGACAGCAGCTCGCCCCACTGGCGCCGGGTCAGCGCGCAGTAGGCTTCGGGCAATTCCTGGTCGTCCATCTCATCGACCGCCTCGTAGCCGAACAGCAGCGTGCGCGCCTCGATCAGCTTGGAAATGGTCATGCCGGCGTTGCCGGTGCCGGCGCCATACGTCCAGGAGCCCACTGCCACCACGTTGGCCGCCGGGAAGGGCACGGCGGTAAGGCCGTCCTCGCCGGTGTTGGCGCTGGCGAAGAAGGCCGCGGCGGCCTCCCGGTCCTTGGCACGGTTGACGGCGGCGATGCCGGCGCGGGCATAGGTGCTGCTGGGTTCGGCCAGCATGCGCACCGCGTCCGGCTTGTCGATCAGGTCGGACCATTCCTGGGTGTCGAGCCCGATCCAGCGGCGGCGATGCGGCAGCGGGGTGAACGGGGTGGCGGCATGGCGGCCGGTGCGCTTCACTGCCTCGGACTGGCCGACCTGATCGTAGCTGCCGCGCTTGCCCACGATGTCGATGCGGGTAAAGCATTTCTCGAAGCGGCTCATGCGCTGCTGGGCCAGCATCTGCATGTTGGAGCTGTATTGCTGCACGAAATTGGCGGTGATATCGAACGACATCCGGGGAAACTCCCGACGATTGTTTGCACAATCGACTGAGTTCCCCGGCAATTTCGTGCCGCCAGCGCGGGCCGGTCAGACGGACAGGCGAACCTGCTCCCCGCCGATTTCGGGCCTCACGCGGCGCAGGTCAGCCGGACCCGCGTCTGGCCCCTGTCCGGCGGGCCTCGTCTCCGGCCGGGGGCGCCCGGACGCACCATTTGCATGGTGCGCTGCCCGGATCACGGCGTTGGTATGCAACCAATACCGTATCTGTCCGGTCGCACGCAAGCCTTAGCTGGCCGGCGATGCCGTGCGGTGCATCTTGTCCCAGGCGGCCTTGTGGGCGGGATAGTTGGCGTGGCGGGGGTCGCTGAATTCCCGGAGGAAGACGGGATCGGCGCGCATCCGGGTGATCTCCGCCTGGGCATCGGCGGGGGTCATCGCGGCACTGCCGCCGCCGCTGCCGCCGCCGCGCAGGTCGCCGGGTTCGGCCAGCCGGGCGCCCATAGCGGCGAAGGCGCGGATCAGCAGCGGATGCTGCCCCATGCGGGTGCCGTCGGGCATCACGGTGGTTTCGAGCAGGCGGCCGAGGTCGTTGCCGCCCAGCTCGGCGATCGCGCGATTGGCGGCGTGCACTTTGTCTTCGAAGGCGTCGCCCCATTCGCGCTTCAGGTCGGACGCCACGGCCTGTTCGAGCTGGTCGCCGCGCTGCACCCGCGCCTGCTCGGTCGCGCCGATCTGGCTGCCATACATTTCCATCACGCCGGCGGCCTGCTTGGCGGACAGGCCGAGCTGGTGGAACGCCGCGCGCGCCGCCGGCTCCACCCCTTCGACCAGCTCGCCCGGCAGCTTGGGCAACTGGTAGCCCTCCGGCTTCTCCGGCCGGCCGAGGCGGGCATACACGTCGCCCCATTCCGGCGCGTCCGCCGCCGCCGGCAGGCGCAGCACCTGGCCCTTGTCCAGCCCCACCAGGCGGGCAGCGTTGTCATGGGCCTTGGCAAGCCCCGCCACGTCGGCGATGTCCTTGAACACCGGGTTGCCGCGATAGGCTTCCGGCAGCCATTCGCGCGGGTCCGCAGGGGCGCCAGCAGCAGGAGCGCCAGCGGCGGGGGCGCCAGCGGCAGGAGCGCCAGCCGGCGCCGTGGTGCCCAGCAACGGCGGGGCGGCTGTGGCGGTGGTAGTCTCACTCATATGTGCCTAGTCCTCTCTCGGCATTGGGAAAAGTTCTTCGGTGGTGCCGGTCAGCGCCAGGCGCTGCTGGTCGGCGGGGTCGGCGTTGATCATCTCGATGATCTCCAGCGCGATCCGGCGCTTACCCTCGGCGAAGGCGGCGTTGGACGGGTGGGCGTCATAGGTGCTCTGCATCACCCCGGCGCGGCGCAGGATGTCGGCCAGCACGCGCTGGCCCGGCTCGCTGGCGAACACGAAGCGGTAGTCCATGGCGAGGAAGTGCCGTTCCTCGACCACCTGCCGGGCCTGCTGCTCCGGCGTCTCGCGGCCCCCGCGATCGCGCCAGCGTTTCCAGATGCTGGGCATCAGTCCATCAACTCCCCGAACCGCTCGCCGGCATCCAGTACGTAGTCCAGCCGCACCATCACGCAGCGGCTCATCGTGCCGCCGAAGCGGTATTCCTTACTGCGCAGCGCCTCGGGGGCGGTTTCCAGGGCGGCCTTCCAGCCGCCGCTGGTGCCGCTGGCCGCCATGTAGTGGCTGCCGCGGAACACCGCCTCGTTCAGCGCCTTGTGCCCGTTAGCCACCGCCAGCCAGCCCGCGGCGCGGCCGGTGTTGCTGGTGGCGATCGGGGCGCTCATGTCGGTGCGGTGGCGGCGCAGCGGAATTGCCGCATCGCCGCTGCCGGGTTCGGGATATTCCAGCACCACGCGCAGGCCGTATTGCGCCAGCAGCCGCTCCGCCTTGCGGCGCTCGTCATGCGGCGCCGGGCCGGTGCGGCCGTCCTCGTCCACCCAGAGCGGCGCCCACGCGGCCGTCGCGATCAGGGTGCCGAGGCTTTCCGGCCCGCCGCGCCGGCCCTGCACGTTGGTGCTGGTGATCCGCGCCAGGCAGTGCTGCCACTCCGCCAGTTCCTCGGCCCGATCCGATGCGGTGCCCAGCGCCAGCAGCCCGGCCAGCTCGGCCATGCTGTCGCTGTCGGCCGGCTCGTCATGCAGCGCGATGTCGCTGGCGGCCAACAAAATGCCGAACTGTTCGGGCGCGCGGTCGCTCAACCCGGCCGCCTTCAGGGCGCTCACCCAGCGCGGCAACTCCTGCCCGAAGCGCTCCCACCCGTCCGTCATGCGGCGGAACAGGCGTTGGCCCAACAGCGCCAGCTCGGAAGATTTCAGCACCAGCGGCGGCGCATCGGCCGGCAGCGCGCGCACCGACAACAGCATCAACCGGCTGAGGTCCTGGGATTTCAGCGGCGGGCGCAGGATGGAGTTCATCAGCGCCATGAACCGCACCGTGAAGGTGTGGCTGCCGTGGTCGGCGCTGCCGCGCAGGATCAGGCTGCCGGTGCTGGCGGAGCGCAGCAGCTCCACCAGCGCGTTGATGCGCTGCGGCGTCTCGCCCGCCTCGGCATCGTCGAACAGCACCGGCAGGCTGGCGTGGCCCAACGCCGATCGCACTCCGGCGCCGGAGGCATCGCCGGTGCGCACGCACCCCGCCGGCTCGTGCAGGATCATGCCGAGCAGCTTGAACAGGTGGGATTTGCCGGCGGCCCGCGGCCCGGTGATCCAGCCATGCGGGCGCCATTCCAGCGCGCCGGCATAGAAGCTGGCGCACACCCAGCCGACCATCAGCCGCATGTCGATCTCCGGCCGGTCCCAGTTCCAGCGCCCCATCAGCGCCAGCAGCTCGGCGGCCGGGCCGCCAGCCCCGCCGGATTGGTAGTGCTGGGCCGGGCGCGGGCGCGGGGCGCTGGTCGGATAGACGAAATCGCCGATCCGGCCCGGGCGCAGCAGCGTGGCGCCGACGGCGATCACGTCGCCGTGGTGCTGCACCAGGTCATCATCGGCGCCGCGATGCACGCCGGTGCCGCGCACCCGGCCGAGCGGGTTGAACACCCCCTCCGCACCGCAGGCGTCGATGAGGTCGCCGGCGACGGCATCGGGGCGGAAATCCACCACCACGTCCACATCGCCGCGGCCCTTGATCGTTTTCGCCCAGCCGCGGTGCTTCTCCGCCGCCTCCAGCAGCCAGGCGCTGCGCGGCGCGAACAATCCGCGCAACGCCAGCTTGGACATCTTGCCCGCTTGGATCTGCCGCA